GTATAAAGATGAATGGTATAAATATATAAAGGAGTGGGCTGATGGAGTTAATAATTCTAACAGACGGAATGTATCATCTAGTGCCAGTCACAGAAGAGATGATAGCAAATATAAAACTGTTTAAAGATACATTTTTATATTCAGATTTGTGTAATATATTGAGAATAAAATTAAGCACCTATGCTGATTATCCTATTAATCGTCATATGATGAATGATGGTAGTGGTGATTTTTTTGGGTGTATAGGGAAATGAATAAAATATTTTTTTGGATTTTTTTATTTTTAGGAGGGATAACCATTCTTTCTATAATAATGTTGACAAACCTATCCTAAGAAAAATCTAAGAATAGGTTAATTGTGGTGAGAAGAATTTCCTCTACCACTCTTTTAATCTATTGTCAAACAGAACTTTCTTCCTTACATACAAATCGTGTATAAATTTTCCATTTATTAATATGTTCTGCCGGCATCCCTTTTAATAAATCTATTGTGTGTTGATATCCATAAATTCCACAATCTCTATACGACTCAAAAGCGCTAAAAGGAGTGGGCACAAGCCTACACTCATTAGCTACAGCGCTACATAAATACATTAATAAAATAAATTTAACCATTGACAACCAACCTTTTATATCCTATATAGTCATTATTAAATGAAAGGAAACATGACAGACACAACAAAATATAGAAACGTATCTCTCCCGCACGAAACATATAAGGGTGGGCATCTTTTATCAACTATAATGTTTAAAGGGTTACAAGTATCAATGTCTCAAGTAATAGAGTCGCTAATAGCCCAGAAAATAAAGGAACTTAAATTAGAATCTAAATTGGCTTCTTACGAAAGACCAAAGAAAGTTCAATATAAGAAAAAGATAAAGAGAAAAAATGGCAAAAATACTAAAAAGTAGAATCCATAGAGCTATTTGCAAAACATGTAATGGTAATGGCTATATTAAAATAAAAGATCCGGAGGATGCACAAGAATCCAACATCCATCAATGCTGGGATTGTGATTCAGAAGGAGAGTTTTATGTACATGAGCCCCAAGCTATTCAATCTAGTGATTATGTTGATCCTATTACAGGTCATCTTGTTAAACTAAATTAAAATTACATGCTAGAAGCTTTAATTATTATCGAAGTAGCAGCACTAATTTGGTATCTTGCAAATAAATGAATATTACTGATATTGCCTATGTCGCAGGGCTCTTTGATGGCGAAGGCAGTATTACCTATAAGAAGTATAAAGAAAGAAAAAAGAAAGGTAATAAAGTTAACTACTATAACTGCTGGCGTATAGCCATGGAAGTATCTATGACAGATAAAAATGCAGTTGAATTTATACATGAGACTTTAGGTTGTGGTACTCTTAGACCTAAACCTAGAAAAGAGCATAAAATGCAGTATAGGTGGCGTTGTACATTTAGGGATGCTTTATATGTGTGTAAAGTATTATGGCCCTATGCAATCACTAAACTACACAAAATAGAACAAATTATAGATCATTATGAGCCCCATATACAAGAATTAGGAGATAATGTAGTAGATTTAGAGCATTATAGGATGTGGAAGAGTAATAGGACATAATTTTAACACATTTCCTTAAAACACTTTAAATCTATTAACGGATACATAGCATCAGATGAAATGTCATCTGATGGTTGACATCCTATGAAAAATTGCTATAGATGGGAGCATGAAAGTAATAACAAACTATATACAGTTACACGTAGGAATGGTGTATGGAAATATTAAAGGCTATTTGATAGTCATGTATCTACGTAGAAAGGAGAAAAAATGAGTAAAAAAACAAATGGTAATTTAACAACTATTCTAGGTCGTAAAAGTAGTTACGCAAACTATAAAGCTGTTAAAGTTTTGTTAGAAAAAAATCTAACAAAATTTAATTTATTAGATGATAATCGAGACATAGATGATAAGCACGTGGCAATGTTGGTTATATCAATACAAAGATATGGTCAGCTTATGCCTATTGTTGTCAATGAAAACATGGATGTGATCGAAGGACAACATAGGCTTAAAGCATGTATGGAATTAAAAATTCCTGTCGCATATATTATCAGTGTCAAGTCATCAAGTAAAGATGTTGCTATAATGAATAACTCACAAAAAGGATGGAAAAATAAGGACTATTTAAAACATTTTAGTCATATTAACCATTATAATAGCGCTACGTATAAAAGAGTCGCTAAATTTTTTAAGAGTTATCCATTACCGTTCTCAATCGGTATCATGTTACTCGCAGGTGACTTTGAAGGATCTTTAGAGACAGGTAACACTAAAGGCCACATGCCTAAGTTTAGAGATGGAAGTTTTAAGATCGCTAACTTAGAAGAAGCTGAAGTGAAAGCAGGACAACTTTTAAAATTAAAAGGTCTTGTTCCACACTTAGTGCAGATAAGAAAATTCTGTGTAGCGTTCTTGCGTTGTAGCATGTTAGAAAAATTCAAGATATCTACTTGCTATGAACAAATGAAAAAGAAACATAGTAAGTTCGGGCATCCTGGAAACCAGCGTGAATGGATAGATGAGTTCTGTAGGGTTTATAGTCATGGACTACCCGCTGCAGCAAAAATATCCCCTAGAAAAGAAGGGTTATAAAGTGATGGGCCTTCGGGCCCACACTAAAAATAAAATTATGACACAATTAACAGACGAACATTTTGAATTGCATAGTGCAAACAAAGATAAAGCTTTTAAGAAAAAACAAATGCTGGAGTATAAGGAAGCATACGTGGTGGTTAAATCTGAAGCAATAAACAAAGATTTAGATATGGATCCGATGTATAAGGCAGAAGATGCAACGGTTGTATTTAAAAATAGATATGGCAAATTACATAAAATTGATGTGCCAAGACTCATTCGAGTTTTTAATAATAACATTTGGCAACACAGTAAGAGTGTGAAATGAATAAATGGGGATGGAAGAATAAAAAATTTGAATGGGGTGGACGTAGAGAAGAGTCTATGCTTATTAAAAAATATGCTGATGAATGGTGTAAGGACAATGGCTATCCTATTAAAACCAGAAAAATTGAATATACTTCTAAGAGAAAAAATAAATGATGAATGAAAAAGATTTAAAAGAATATGAGAACAATATTAAGTTGGTCTCAAGCTTAAAGAAATCCAATAAATACAGCTATATATCAGGAAAACAGATCACGGATGTAGATACTGGCACCCGGTTTTATGACTTCCAGGGCATACGATTACCGAGCGTTACAACAATACTTGCAAAGACAAAGAATCAGAGTTATTTAACAGCCTGGAAAAATAAAGTTGGACATGAAAAAGCAGAATCAATCAAGAATTTATCTAGTAAGCGGGGGACTGCCATGCACAAATTCTTGGAGTCTCATATACAAGGAGTTGGGTACGATGATCTTACGCCAATCGGATGCGAGGCGAAGCCCATGGCCGAAAAAATTATTGAAATCGGTCTTACGCCTGTTTCGGAATACTATGGTAGTGAAGTTATGCTACACTATCCTGGGTTGTATGCTGGGAGTACTGATCTCGTTTGTATGCATAATGGTCTTGAGACTATTATAGACTTTAAACAGAGCAATCGACCCAAGAAAGAAGAATGGATAGAGGATTATTATATACAGATCGCAGCGTATGCCATGGCCCATGATGCATATTATGGCAGTAATATTGAACAAGGAGTCATTATGGTATGTACTCCTGACCTATATTACCAAGAATTCAAGGCAGAGGGGGCTGAATTAAGGTCCTGGAAGCATAAGTTCTTGAAGAGACTAGATCATTACAATGAGTTGATCTTTGATGAGAAGGAGAGAGCTAAGGTGGACATGACTGAATTACTAGGGGAATTTGAAAAAGATACAGGCTCCACGGACCACGGATCAGGGCACAAAGATGTCTAAAATGAGGCGAAAAGAAGGCGGTTAGAATCATTCTAATCAAGAAGACAGTTTTGTATATGTATGGGAAAAAAAATAAAAAAAAAAATAAAAAACACTGAGTAAAAAGTGTCAATCTGTCACTTTGGCTTGGAAGTGTTGGTATTAAACAATAATGATTGCCAAATTGTGGAAATAAAAAGTGTCATGTGACAGATTATATTGTCACTTTAGGTCCAATCTCAGATTGCCCGCGCGCGAAGCGATTCATTTTTTCGAAAAATCTGATTTTTTTACCATACATATACAAAATTATAAGTTATAAGAATGGATGCCCAAGAAGAGAAAAATTAATATAGCCCAGAATATTTCTGATCCCATACCTTTCCCTAAGTACAGAGTGCTGTGGGTTGACTGTGTGAGTGATTCCGGATGGGCTAATGAAACAGATTTTAAGAAAATGAAGTTGGCTACACCTGTAAATGAAGGTTGGATATTTTCTAAAGATAAAGATTCAATTAAAATGTTTGCATCATACGATAAGGAAGATGATGGTAGTTTTACTTTTGGGGATCGGACGATGATTCCTCGGGCTTGGGTGAGGAAGATGGTAAAGATTTAGTTGGCTCTTCAGACTCACCTTCTACAATCTTTGAATCTAATAGAGGCGCGTAGTCGTCTAAAATTTGCTTCATTTTGGCTTCTAGTTGTTCCTCTGTTAACTCTTCTAGTTTCCCATGTTTTATTATTTTTCTGTCTATGTATAATCCTGCTGCTTTCCCACGATTGGTTTCAGCGTTTACAGCAGAGGAAAAGCTTCCTTTCTTCAAAGCCATCTGCTTAATTCTATCTAGTTCTGCTATGTGGGTTTCATAATTAACTTCAAACTTCTTAAGTCTTTCTTCTTTTAACTCCCCTACAAATTTTGCCACAAGCGGAGACAGTCTTGGATTCATAAGCTCTGATCCTTCTTGTCTTGCTCTCTTATGGCTGTAACCAGCTAGCTTTGCTGCTTCCATCTGTGATACAGGTCCATCGGGACCACCGAATACAATAAATTCGGCGAATCTCTTTTGCATTTCTGTCAATCTTTTATGAACTCCCATGGTTGACAATTTAAGGTAACTATTCTATAAAGTCAATATGAAAGATGATCTCGAAAGAGCAGCTGATGCCACTTATGAAAATGAAATAATGCAGAAGGCAAAAGAGACAGACGACTTTGTGTTGTTAATTGAACAGCACAAGAAAGATATTTGGGAGTGGAAACAAAAAGAATCTCAGTGGATAAGAGATAAGAATCAGCTAGAGGGTCATAAGCATATTGTGGAAGAACTTTCTACTAAAATAATAGAGCTGAGAAAAAATTTGACAGAAGTCAAACATGATAATAAGAGGCTGTCAGAACAAATTGAACATTTAAATGAGAGAAGAAAGCTTTAATGCGAGTACAAGATTTACAACAGTTTCTTAGTTCCTTTACTGAAGGTTCGGATGCAATAAAGAATGCTGTTATCTATGCTGAAGTTGATGGCACATTGTATGATGTAAGAAGAATGGAAGTGCATGAGAATGCTGTTCCTATTCTTGGTCATAAGGGTCATACAGCTCATCGTTTAGTTTTAAAAACTCAAAAACCATCTAATATTATACTACCAGACAAGCTCCAAAAAGATTACTAATGCATGAGGTTGTAACCTCAATAAAGACATGGGTCCAGAGGCAAAATTATACCAAAAACTTCGGAAGAAATCACCCGACATTTTATGGACAAGGCTTGAAAACCTTAGCTCTTTGGGTACTCCTGATTTATTGGGCTATAATACTTTTGGCACCTTTTTCACAGTAGAATTAAAAGTAACGAAGAGAAACAAACTTCGCTTCTCACCTCATCAAATTGCCTTCCATAAGACGCATCCACACAATACATTTATCTTAGCCGAGGCCCTCGGTCCGAGGCTCGTGAAACTTTTCCGTGGTTCACGGATCACGGAGCTTGTAGCTTCCGGCTTGGAGCTTGAAGCTTGTCACTCAGGGCTTGGCGCTTGTGTTGATTATCTGAAGAACCTGAACTAGGTTCTGGTTTAGGCTTGGCGCTTGGCGCTTGGAGCTTCCTTCTTATCGCGCGGAGCTCCGCGTAGTATTTCGGGTGTTTGAATTCCATTAGTGTTTGCTATAACTAACATTTTTAACTTCACGATTCCAGCATTGTCTACAGTCTAAACATTTATTATCTTGTTTGGAAGCCGGGCAGGTGTGATCACCATCAGTTGTGACAGTACTGGTCCATGGCCAGAAGGTCACCGGCGCCTGGTCCACCGTGTGTGATGAAAACCGAATAACCAGGTTCCGCGGTACTTCATTCACTTTTAATCTTTTAATAAATTGTGCTTCACGTGTGGGCAACCAGTGCTTGGTCTTCGGTGTCTTCCTGCAAATTCTAAATATATTTTGAAGGTGTTCCAGGGACTGGATGTCTCCTGAGTCGTGCCACCTAAATTCTTTATGGGGCTTAATGAGTTGTATCATAGCGTCCACCCATAGCGGTGACTCGATAGCCTTCAGTCTACGCTCGAGAGCTGCCTGTACATTTGGAAATCTATACCGGCCCTTCAGGGCATAGCAACCATGACACACTGAGCCCGGGATCTTAACGAGCTTGGAGCCTGTTATACATTTTGAAGCTGGCAGGTTATAGGCCGGTCCAGGCATCTTGGATGGCTTAGATAGCCCTCCGACGATTTTTTCTAATTCTTTCTTTAACATCTTTCTATTTTTATTTTAATTCATGATTGTGGCTTTTTCGTGGCGCTTGGAGCTTGCGGCTTGGGGCTTGTAGCTTTGGCCGCGGGCCGCCTTTTATTTTTCAACCGCAGGTTGTGCCGGGCCCGCTCTGCAGCGGGCCCGGTATTCCAGGTGATGGACATCAGTCTAACAGCACCATGTATTCTTTAGCAAAGTACTGACGGAAAAAATTAATTCCATTGCGCACTAGTTGCCAATCATCCTGATGATCCGAGAACCCAGGAGGCTGGCCAGTTGCGGCATCCTTACGCTCTGCCTTCAGGTTCAGTTCAATTGTTTTATCGTATATAACCGCCGCGAATTCTGGCAGTTCAATTGACTCACCACTGAACGGATTCTGTCTTGTTACCATCTCTGTGCTGGTCTCACCTGCAGTCAACGTATATGGCAGTTTCATTTTTCTATTATTATATATGATTGTTTGTTTTTTCATGTTTTCCTTTCGTTTAATTAATCCTATACTATCCTTCAGTCACTGTCAAGCTTGTTGCTTGCTGCTTGTTGCTTGTTGCTTGTTGCTTGGAGCT